AGGTTCGGGACGGACGGCCAGCCCGATGCACGGTTAATGTCACGCTTCAAAAAGTGGGAAACGATTATCATGCCCGGCGATGACCTTCGGGGAGAGGTTGAAGTGATGCCGCTTGCCGAATGGCCCAAGGTTGTTTTGCCAGCCGAACCCGAAGATGAAGGTGTGCCATGCCCTGAGCATTTACGTGAGAGCATCTACGAAAAATTGGGCATCATTGCCAACAAGGTGGTTGAACGACCTCCGAGCAAGGCAGAAGAAATGCGAAATGCCTTTTGGGGTAACCTTAAACGATAATTTGCGAAAAGCAGCGAAAACCAATACCTTGTGCAAAAAAGTACCCAGCTAAGTACCCAGTAAAAACAAAAAAAGTACCTAGCTATGACGAAATATATCTTTTTAGTGACTTTAAACATCACCAAACAACTACGAAACCTATGCCCAAACTAAAACTTAAATTCAAATTACCCAAAGAAGAAGCGGAGGCAAACTTTGCTCTTAAGGGCGGCGAATACTTTGTTGTTCTTCACGACCTTGACCAAAGGCTGCGGGACATCACCAAGTACAACAACAACCCGTTTGCTGGACGGAAAGCAACTGAGGAGCAAATTCAACTTGCCGAGCAGATAAGGGAGTACCTTCGTGAGCAAAACATTGACGAGTTATGGAGGTAAGTCGTCCCATACTTGGGGACAACCTTGTCCCTATTAACATAGAAACCAATAAACAAATATAACCATGACACCAGAATTTCAATTAAAAAAAATCAAAACCGACTTTCCAAAGGTTAAAATTACAAGCTCTAAAGACGCTGAAGAGTTTATACGGCGTTTTTACTCCGACGACATTGGCATTTATGAAAGTTTTTTTATTCTATTGCTTAACAGAGCAAACAACACAATAGGATTTGTAAAGATTAGTCAAGGAGGAGTAGCTGCCACTTATGTAGATGTTAAAATAATAGCAAAGTACATAGCGGAAACACTATGCTCGTCTGTTATACTTGCTCACAACCACCCATCTGGGAACCTTACTCCAAGCCAAGCAGATATGGATTTAACAAAAAAAATCAAGGGAATGTCAGATTTTTTTGATTGTAAAATACTTGACCACATTATTTTATCAGAAGATGGTTTTTATTCTTTCCTTGATAATGGAAATATCTAATAATGACCATTGAAACCGCCACCGAGTTTTGGGCTGGCTTCGACTTCGACAAGGCAAAGCCGATTACCCTTGACAATTGCCAAAAGGTCATTTGTCTTCGTACCTTTGTCAATGCCCATATTTCGTACCTAAAGAACAACAAGGGCAACAAGACCTACCTGCCGTACTGGTTGCGGATTGAAAAATTAACAAAGCACTATGCCCAAAAGCATTGAACACCAAATACAGCTTGCTTGCGTCAAGTACTTTAGGGCGGCATATCCCGACCTTTATTGCAACCTATGGCACACCAACGGCAGGGCAATCGACAAGCGAAACGGCGGGGTGCTAAAAGGCATGGGCGTTATTGCTGGCGTACCTGACCTTTTGTTTTTTTACAAGGGCAAGTTACACGGCATCGAACTAAAGACCGCCAAGGGAACGCAAAGCGAAGGGCAAAAAGAATGGCAGTCAATGGCTTTGAAACACGGTGGCGAGTACCACATTGTGCGAAGTGTCGAACAATTCGTACTTTTGATTCAGCAAACAATTCAAAATGGTTAAGAACGTTCCTATTGGCAAGGTAAAGCCGAACAAAGACAACCCCCGTTTTATTCGTGACGAGAAATTTACGAAGCTTGTCAAAAGCCTGCGGGAGTTTCCTGATATGGCGCAACTGCGACCGCTTATAGTAAACGCTGAAATGGTTGTGCTGGGCGGCAATATGCGGCTAAAGGCGATGCAAGAACTGAAATGGGAAAAAGTGCCAGTTATTGTTGCCGATAACTTGACACGTGAACAACAGGCCGAATTTGTTATCAAGGACAATGTTGGCTTCGGCGAATGGGATTGGGAAATGCTTGCCAACCAATGGGACGCTGAACTGCTGACCGATTGGGGTTTGGATATACCGCATTTTGATGCAAACCTTGATGAATTTGGCGAGGACTTTACCCTGCCCGATGGCGACAAAGCACCATTTCAACAAATGACATTTACGCTTGCTGATGAACAAGCCGAGCAAATCAAAAACGCAATAGCCGAAATAAAGCATACGGACGAGTACAAATATGCCGAAACAATGGGCAACGAAAACAGCAACGGCAACGCACTTTATTTAATTGTAATGCAATGGGCAGAGCAAAAGAAATAATTGTAAAGGTCATACCCAGCAAGATTGCAGTGCCATTTGTGAAAGAAAACCATTATAGCGGAACTGTATCAAATACAAGTTCTTTACATTTTGGTTGTTTCCTTGATAAAAAATTGCATGGTGTAATGAGTTTCGGAAGTCCAATGGATAAATCAAAAGTTCTGCCACTTGTTCAGCCGAGTTTATGGAATGAAATGTTAGAACTAAATAGAATGGCATTTGATGATTATTTACCAAAAAATTCAGAAAGCAGATGTTTGTCTATTGCTTTTAAATTGATTAAAAAAAACGCACCTCATATAAAATGGATTTTGTCATTTTCGGATGCTGTGCAATGTGGGGACGGTGCAATATATCGAGCAAGTGGTTTTGTTTTAACGGCAGTAAAAGAAAGCACTCAAATAATTGAAACACCAAAAGGAGAGCGAGTAACACGAATGACTTTGACACAAGTTGGAAATCCAAAACGTGCAAGAATTATGAAAGAGTGCGGGATAAAAGACACAGGAGGGGCAAGTATTAATTTGTTTTTAAATGCTGGCTGTAAAAACGTAAAGGGTTATCAAAACCGATACATCTACCTAATCGACAAATCCTGCAAAATAACCGTTCCGATTTTACCATTTAGCAAAATTGATGAAATGGGGGCTGGTATGTATAAAGGGAAAAAGGTATCTTTGGCAGAACGCAAACAACAACAACAAGCGGAACAAGCATTTATGGATGATGCACCCGATTTCCAGTCGGGAGAAGGCAGTCGGTACTGACCGTTCCGCTCAACTTACCGATATGAGCAACGTAGACACTAAAAAAAAGCTGATGCTGGAAGCGTTGGAAAAGTCGCTTGGCATCGTTACTTCTGCTTGCAAGGCCGTTGGAATATCAAGGGCAAGCCATTACCAATACATGGAAAGGGACGCTGAATACGCCGCCAAGGTAAACGAACTTACCGAGGTGCAATTGGACTTCGTGGAAAGCAAACTGATTGAACGGATTAACAAGGGCGACACCGTTGCTATTATCTTCTACCTAAACAACAAGGGCAAGAGTCGAGGGTACAACCGACACAACGAAGAAAAGCGAGAGGCGATTCAATGGCCGACCAACTTTACCTTTAACGTCGAAGGTGAAAGCGTATAAGCTAAACCGCAAGCAATACGCCACAATAGTCGAAAGCGAAAAGGAACGGCTGTTTGCGTATGTGGGCGGCATTCGTTCAGGCAAGACAATTACTGGGGCGCATTGGTCGCTGCATAACATTCTAAACTTTCCCGAAGCGAAAGGCGGGATATTCAGCAACACGGTCAGCCAGCTAAACACCGCAACGCTGTCGGAGTTTATTCAGGTGCTGGAAAGCTACGGCCTATTCAAGGGCGAGCATTATGTGGCCAATAAAGACCCTGAACGGTACTTCGGCTACAAGTCAAAGTTCGAAAAGCACAACGGCGTTTGGTCGTTTATGAACGGGGCACAGGTCATTACCTTTAGCATCGAAACAATGATACGGGGTATTGAACTTGGCTGGTGCTGGGGTGATGAGGTGCAAGATGCCGCTATTGATAGCCTTAACATCGTGCTTGGCCGTATGTCAGGTTCGAAGTTCCCACGAACATTGTGGACGATGACACCGCCGATGGACAACCCCGACATCGATGAACTGATATGGGGCGAGAAAGCAATACCGCATACGATAGGCACAACCTACGACAACAAGGGCAACTTGCCTGACGGCTACATCGAGCAGCTGGAAAGCACCTACGATGCCCTGACTTTTAAGCGGGAAGTGTTGGCGAATCGGGTTACCATGTCGGGACTGAACTGGCTGTATTCGTTTGACAGGCAAAAGCACGTGGGGGGTAAGGCCACATACGACACCAGCATGCCCGTTTACGTTAGCATTGACTTCAACAACAACCCGTTCACGGCCATATTAGCCCACCGAGGGCGCAACGCCGAGGGCAAGCAGTTCATTCACTACTTCGATGAAATAACGCTGACCGCCGACCACATCCAAGGCAAGACCTTCATTGAAGCTATGGTTGAAGAAATCTTTAGGCGAACACCTGCACAAGTGCAGAATCGTTTGTACTTTGTGACGGGGGATGCCAGCGGCCGCCAGCAATCGGTCATTGCCAAGGTAGGGCAAAATATGTGGTCGGAGATTGTGGACAGGATGCGCATCAGCACCAACAACCTACTTGTGCCAAGGTCTAACCCACCGCATCAAGAATCACGGCGGCTGTGCAATAGCATCTTTTCAAACTACGATGAAATATTAATCAACCCCAAGTGCAAGGTGCTGATAAGGGATTGCGAATTTGTCAAAGCGTTACCTGACGGCGGTGTGGATAAAGGCAGCCGGGCGAAGATTGATAAACGTGCCGATGCCTTGGACTGCTTGCGATACGACCTTCAGGCCAACAATCGGCAGTTTATTTTCAGGTAAGTGGTCGTATAAAAATCGTTCACTTTGAAACCGATTGCATAAATTTAGGCTATGGCAGAATACAAAGGTTGCAACATTGGCCCGTCAGACCGCAAGGGCAAAAAGTACAAAGCGCAATGTGGTGACAATCCCCCCGTACATTTCGGGGCAAGCGGCTACCGAATCAAACCCGGCACATCTGCTGGCGATAGCTACTGCGCAAGGTCTCAAGGTATCGAAGGTGGCGGCAAAGGTAGTGCGAATTATTGGGCACGTGAACTTTGGTCATGCCGTGGCAACAAATCGGTAAGCGACAAACCATTCTTTGGCAAAATAAAACTATAACCATGCAGGATCACGTTAACCAATTACTTGAAGTGAACGACTTATGGCCCGGCGATATTGTATTTGCCAAGATTGACCACGAAAGCCCAGCAATCGTAGTTACCATTTGCTATGACGGCAGCGATAAGTTGAAGTACGGGGTGAAGCACATTGACGGGGTTGATTCTTATTACCGCTACGAACTTTTAAGCGAAGTTGAGGCCGAAATCAAACGCATCACGGGTAAATGACTACGAAAGATTACATAGCCAAACTGAACAAGGCCGAACGGGCAATCAACGGCAAGCGGTTTGTTGGATTGTCTTCAAGCATTGGCCGTAAGCAGTTCAAACGGGTGTTTCAAGAAGGTTTAGATGCCAATGGCGCACCCATTAAGCCTGAGTATTCAACCAATCCGATATACATCGGGCCGATGCAAACACCTGAAGCGGATAAGGCTGGGTTTTACAAGGGCGGTTACAAGGCTTTCAAAAGCAAATTAGACCGTGGCAAGATGGTATTATTTCGTTTGTTTAACCAAATGTACCTTGAATCAATTGTCAATCCAGAACTAAAAGTTAGCGACAATGGGTTTGTTATAGCGACAGGCATGACCTACAACGCTGGCAACCCGAAAGGCAAAGTTGATGCGCTTTTGGACAAATATGGGGATGCTTTCAAGTTTTCGGATGCCGAACGCAAAGAATTCACCGAAAGGGCTGAGCAAATTGTTGTAGATTTGTTTAAATGATTTCAGACATTCTATCTTATTTGAACGCAAGGCTGCCCAACATTTCGGCAGTTGCACGGCCGTTGTGCCAGCTTGTTGAAGAAACGGGCAAGGACGGCAACCTGCGCACTTTCCCAGTTGTTTATGACGGCAAAGGCAACATTGACTACATTACAAGGTTTGACTGGCGGACGGGCATGTCGTTTTGGTTGAAGAACGGGGCTGAAGATATTGAACTGCTGGATCGTGTCAGGGCAAACAAAGAACGTGTTCAAATCACCATACCTTTAAAGTTTCATTGGATTGGTACACGCAGCACATGGCAGAACGATACGCAGTATTTAGAACAGTACATCTTGCTGGCCCTTCAAAAGGCCATCACGGTGGACAATATCCCAAGCCTTCGGGCAACGCTTGGCCTTGACCGAATCAAAACGGTGGTAACCAATCGGCAGTACGGGGCAGAAACCCTTGACGGGGTATTCGACAACATCGACCTTCGGTTGCCGCTGGATATGGCGGCTGCTATGTTGGAGGTGGATTTGACCATTACTGGCGATTTGAATTGCATCGTGGGCGCATCTTGTCCCGGCATTGCCGACCTTCTACTGCTTGAAAGTGGTGATTTTATTTTAACTGAAACTAACGACTTTATCGAACTATAATGGCAAACCAAAAGGTAACACAACTAACCGCTGCGACTACCAGCAACGATGCAGATGTTCTGTACATTGTTCAGGCTGGGGTATCGAAGAAAACCACAAAGCAACTGCTAATGGCATCGACCTTGGCGGTAGCGAACAGCGCAGCAAGTACGGCGGCATCTGCCAACACTAACGCAAATAATGCCCTTGCAACGGCAAACAACGCTTTAAGCCAAGTGGGTACTGCGGTGCAGAAGTCAGGGGACACGAT